GTCCACCATATAGATGTGATTTAGAATGTTGGATTGTTGATAGAATTCTTCGGAGATTACCAATAATATCAAAAGCAACCCTGAGTGGGAAAATAAAATTTGAAAAACCCATAATTACAGAAGGTAAAAGAGATTTAAATTCTATAGGTGGCGATTTGAGTATTCCTTCATTATGGGGTGATTATAATTTAACTGATATTCATGAAATAATGGATGAAGCTTTTATTTATGTTCATACCATAAAAGAACCATCAAACACCTATCATGAGGAAGTAAATGCTCTTAGAACAATTTGTGAATTCCAAGAGGAATATGATAATTTACCAATCATATATAAAAGGGGCTTAACTTCAAGTTTATCAGAGATTAGAGAATATTTATTATACCCAACTAAAATAGGTTTTTCTGCACCTATTATTTATCATTCAACTATAACAACAATAAATGAGGAAAAACCAAATATATCAAAAATTGTTGATGAAATAAATGATGAACCAATATCTGAATTAATAAGTACAAAGGCTGTAATTAATGATATTGAAAGAGAAATAACAGAAGATAAGAAATATACAAAGAGAGAAATAGAAAAATATATAGAAAAAATAAGAAAATATAAAAAAGAAAATAATGAAGAATTAACACAGATCGAAGAAGAGGAAATTGGTTCATTAAAAAAATTATATTTAAAAACAACATCAGAATATTATGGTCCTTTTAAACCAAGACAAAAGGTTTTTGAAACAATATTAAATATAGTCAATAAAAATGAAAATATAAATAGAACAGTCTTATTAGCAAATGAATTTATAGAAAAGGATAATGGTAAATTAATAGCAGATATATGTATCAAATCACAATATGGTTCTAAGAGGGAATTTTATGTCATTAATATGGGTGCTAAGGGGCTTGCCAGATGTTGTGAGAATTTTTTTAGAAAATTATCAGAAAACTCTCCTCATGAGGCTATATCCATTCCGGGTGATAGGAAAACAATAGAGATGCAAAGAATGTTAGATAGAGTTTATCAAAATATACCATTTGATGATGATTATAATTTATGTTTTGTTAATGGTGATTGTACAAAATGGTCTGCAGCTGAAACAATGGGTTCTTTTAATACAATGGTATATGCCCTAAAATCAAAAATTCCCACAAAATTGTATAATTTATTATTAGCTACCTTTAATGTATGGAGTGATAAATACATACAAATACCAATTAATATTGTTAATAAGGTTGTTTTTCCAGATAAAAAAGAAAAAACAAACAAAACTTTAAATTTTCTACATAATCATATTATGATGAATGATGGTAAAATACATAGTACTCAAAATTTTTTACAAGGAATGTTTAATTATGCTTCATCATATAAGGCTGTATGTTGTACAAATTATACATGGTATATCTGGAAAAAAATATATCAGGATAGTAAATTGTATATCGAACATATGGAACATTCTGATGATTATGTTGTGGTTTGTGTATATACTAATCCGGAAGATTTTAAAAAGTTTAGAATATTACATAAAATAATGATGAGATTACATGGTTACAATGATAGTGATAGAAAAACAAATTGCCAA